GGGCATGCCGCGTTGCCCCTGCCGCTACCCGGCGCGCTACCTTGTCGACCAGGACGGGGTCGGTAGGGTCGGGCGGGAAGGGGATGATTTTGTCCGCGAGCTGCTGCTGGTAGGCGGCATCGTAGTCGGTGATGCGACCGGGGATAGGGTCCCGGGTGGGGTTCCATCCCAGGGCCCTAGCTAACATTTTCCAGGCAGCATTAGGGTAGTAGGGTTTTTGGGGCGCTGGGGTGATCTGGACGCCATGGGTGGTGGCCACGGAATGAATGTGGGCGATAACAACCTTATATGACTGGGTGCGTGCTTCCTGGATTAGGGGGATTAGCTCGGTGACGAGCTCCCACATGTCATCGAGGCTGGTGGGCACGCCCCGGTTGGTGATGAGGCTGTAGATCGCCTCAGCCAGCCAGTCGATGATATGCCGGTCAGCCTGATGGTATGAGTACAGGTCCATGTGTCACCTGCCTCTCCGGGGGTTAGCGCGTAATCGTGTCGCCTAGTGGAGGTTCCGCCGTAGCATCAAAAGCATCAAACCCTGGGGTTCTAGTCATCGTTTGCTTGATGCGTTTAATCTTTTCAGCAGTGAACCCGGGGATGTCTTCCCAAAGGATTTCCGGGGGGATACTCAGCATCGTGGCCAGCTTCCCCAGGGCATCCACCGTTTGAGCGAAGCTTCGGGCTGTCATGTCGGCCCATTTGACTTCGGACGCAAAGTCGCCGGCTTCCTGCTGGTCACCATCAAGGTGAGCACAGAGCCGTAGCAGCTGCTCGTAAGATTCACCCAGGGAGGTTCGGATCTCTGAGGATTTCCGATCCTTGGCAGATTCCATAGCCGCCAAACCATCTGCGGAAACGTTACTGATAGCATTAGCGCCGAGCGACTGGGCTGGCACCTGGGCGATAGCCGCCATATCACGGATAGACGCCTGCTTCACATCCACATACTGGCGGATGTCCGTTTCATCAAACTGGCCGACCTTCGCGTCGGCGTCAATGAGCCACACGTCACTGGCGCGCATGCGGATGCCCTCAACGTCATCAGCTGGAGCCCAGCCGATGACGTAGCGCTGCTTGAAAGCGCTGTAGTATTGGGCGACCGCGGCCTCCCAGCTCGTGCGGTCGATACGGCTTTGCAGCGCAATCAACGGTTCGATGATGCCTGCGACTTCTTCACCTTCCAGAAGCCACCGGTCGCGGAACCTCACTACTGGGGGCACACCCGCGTGGTGGTCGCGGGCTTCGATGAGCTGGAGATTCTTGGCTGTGTTCCATGGGTGAGCCGCCCAATCCTTGATTTCCTGCGGGGTTTCGATAGCGCCGATGTAGTAGATTTTTTCCTCATCGAATAACCGCATGCGGTTGCCCTTGACCTCTAGGGCCAGAATGGGCCATTCTGATGCCACACCGGACTCGCCCGGCCACGCATAGGCCTCACCATAGTAAGCAGTCATATGACGGGGGGATACGCCGGTAATTAACGGGGCAGCGTTACCACCCACAACACCCTGGTCAACCACAGCGTATGCCGTGCCGTATTGCAGGGCGGCGCGGGTAATGCCGGTTTGGCGGGCATCAAGGTTGTTACGCTGCCAGTGCTTCCACGCCCTGGCGCGGGCACCAGCATCAACGCCTGAGAAATAGTCCTCTACTTTCATCGACTGCGCGAATGTGTCCAACACCAGGGGAAGGTACATGGTTTGCGAATCCCTAGCGAGCTGGATTTGCCGGTCGATCATGAGATTGGCGTTTTTATCCTTCAGGATGCCAAACCGGTTAATGATTTCTTGCCGATTCCATGGGCGCATCGCGCTGTTGATTCGATCAAACACCTGGCGCTCCCTGGCATACTGTGCCAATAAACCACGCACAGCAGATAAAACCTGGCTATGGCTCATGCTCATAAAAACACCGCCCTTCCTGAATGCTTCGGCATGTGATGCGCCGCATGTTCTAGATACAGCCTGCGAACCATGCGCGCACCGATCACACACACTGCCGCATCAATCTTTTTTGCCGATGACGGAGACTCTTTCTTTACCGATATGCCATAGCGGTTCTCTGCCCTGCGGCAATTCCGCATATGGGCAGTGAGTACCGGATGCCCATCGTGGGTAAAAGCATGCTCAATGATTTCCCGCTCTGTGAGCTCACACGCTTGAGTGAAATCGAAAAGCTTCCCGCGCATATCCCACGCAATCGGCTCCGGCTGCTTCCCACCAGGGCTCGCCCAGAGCTGTAGCCGGTCCTTATAGCGTGCCGGCCAAGTGACCTTCGTGAAGCTTTCCCACTCACGGACGTCTGCGAAAAAGGCTTTCACATCATACCTGGCGAAGGCTTTATCCACACGCGCGTCTACCGCCTCCACATCCACTGTGCCGGCGGTGTTATGGCTATTGCCGGGATCCCACGTCCCAATCAGGAACACATGGCCATCGCTAACCCGGCACCCCACCAGGGCTGTGGTATCGCGGGACAATGAGCCGTCGAAGAACATGACAATCTCCTCCCCTTCTGCCACGATGGTTTCCCGGCGCGCCATGAGCGCAACATCATTCGGGTCTACCCAGGCGTTCGCGGCCGCGGTAGGCCAGTTCAGGTATTTGCGCTTGGAGTCATCCGGGGATGCCTCCGGGGACCAAACCCTGGTGATGATGGTATCAACGTCCACCCATGGGCAATCCTGGTATACAAACTCCAGCCCGGTGCGAAGCGATATGGCGTCAGCCAGATTGGTGTCTAGCGGGGCTTGGCGGATATCCATGAGGATGTGCCGGTCGTTCTTCGACTTCCCGTTTTCCTGAAGACACCAAGCCTGGAAGGTGCTCTCGCCGACCGCGCCTAGGCCTGGCTCCCAAGCATTCAGGGTCCCTAGCATCCGGCTTCCTGACTTGGCCAGGTTGTCCGCCAAGGTGCTGTATAGCTTGGTGCCGCCGTTGCCCGGCGTCCAGTGTTCGAGCTCGTCACCAACGATGAACGTGGCTTCGGCGCCTTCTTGGGTCATGGCTGACGATGTAATGACCTCTAGCTTTCCCTCCGGCACGATATTGATTTGGGTTTTACCGGGGTCAATATCATAATCACGGTGCAATCTAGGTGCGGCTTTCTTATTCGCCATCGCACGCACATGCCTCATTGTGTTGTCGGTCTGCTTCTCAGACACTGCGGCTATTTGCACCCACGGCATGGACACTGGCTTACCGATGCATGCGCCTGGCACCTGGGGGTCAAACCGATCAAGCCGGACCGGAGCCAGTAACTCCGTCAGGGCCAAGGCGGCGGCAAACGGGCTCTTGCCACTCCCCTTAGCCAGTCGGCGGAAAGAGTTATAAAAAAGCCACTTGCCATTCTCATCAATCGCGTAAAACCACAGAATGAATCTGGCTTGCCGCTCGGTGTAAACCCACGGCAACCCGGCGCGAATCCCATTCGGGTGCTTCAAATATTTAGCGGCCCATGCCAACGCTTCCCAGCCGAGCGTTAAATCGGGAACCCCCAAAGGGAGCGTGTCTAGCCGCTCCTCCGGGGGAATCATGCTAGATCAGCCCGATACTGTTCCATGATCGACACGGTGGCCTCCTTCGCCTCATCCACTATCTTTGGGGTGGTGAGTTCTACACGTAGGCGCCGGCGCGCCCCCTCGGTGGTCATCAAGGCATCAGCGCGGGAAAAGATCACATCCATCATCCCAGCACGGGCACCGGTCGGAGAGTTTAATTCTTGGGTGATAAGCCAGCACACCAACCTGGCTTCCTGCCAATCGCTTTCCTGATAGAACTGGGCCTGGCCGCTCCGCTTCAGGGACCGGAACCACTGTTTCGCATACGGGTGCCACGCCCGGTCCTCTGTGGGCGGTTTCACCACCTGCTGCCCCATAGCCACCACCACAGCGGGAGCATCAGCCTCCGGTTTATTCCGCCGACGTCTCTGATCGCTACGCTTCGGTATCGGACCACGCACCATGACCAACCACCTCCTTCACCACTTGCTCACCGCTCGGGGATACGTCCCTCTCGCTGCAGTGCGGCAGCTACTCGCACCGCGGGGGCCAGATCAACAAGGCCACCCATGCGGTAAATATCCTCCGTCGTGCGGATGAATCGGGCTCGGGAATAAATCTCTACGCAGCCGCGCCGACGCCCAGGCCCCTCCGGGAGCAGCCCGAAAATATGCAGACCCCGCCGGGAGACCGAACGCTCTACAACAGCACCGGGCACCGCCCGGATAATCTCGGCCGCCCAGTCGGCCACCTTGCCGCGCCGACCAATGCAGTGGTCAAGGTCGATACAGGCCAGGCCGCCGCCCAGCATGACGCCGTGCGGACCATCCTGCACAGCATCATGGGTAGTCCAGGTTTCCGGCTTGGTGGTTGATGCAGGAGAGCCGGCGACTGTGACGGGCCGCTTGCCATCAGCAGCCGTCCACCGGGGCAAATCACGCATCCGGGCCGGCAACTGCTCACGCCGACGCCGACGGTAGGCCTTCTGCCTGCATGCGGACGAACAAAACCGCGGGGAGCGTCCCCTGGCGGGGATCTCCAGCCGGGCTTCGCACACCTCACACGCCAATCTCATAATCTGCATTTTACCATAAGCGTTACGATATACCTACTCCTAGCTTGGCATATTTACCCTTTCCGGCCACCAACGACCGAGGGGATAGGTAGCCAAGGAAATAGTGACCCACGCCATAGCACAAAGCCGCAGGTCACAGCCCCAGCGCACACCACCAGCCAGCACCCAAAACCAAGAAACCTGTCCTGACCAGCAAAAACCCTGAAACCCGTACACAGCCGGGGGCCGTATGTGTGCCGTACCAGGGACCGGCCAACGGCGGGGT